CCCGTGGCGTAAGTTCGGGGAACAGGCATTCAGGCGCAACATCCTCCAAAGCCTCTGCCAAAGCCACCATAGCTACAAGACAGGGCTAGAACAGCGCGGGATATACGAGGCGTACACAGACAAGGTGGAGCAGTTCACCGACGACGACTACGCACGCATAGTTGCAGAGAGGTTAGGGTAAACCCGCGAGAAACTAAAATATTACGGGTGCAGCCAAGAGCAAGCGCGGCATCAAGAGCGGGCGTGCCCTAAGTTGAACCCTATTTGTTAAAGTAAGAGAATCCGACAAGAGAAGAAAGGGAATTCCCCATGCCAAGCACCAAGTTTAGAAATCCACCCCGACCGATTATTGGTTTCTTCAAAGACCCGTCGACATGGGACGCGACGGTATTTGAGACTCTGATTCGGGACGAGTTGGAAAACACCTACGGGACAATCTGCACGAGTGACGAAACGGTCATTGCGTCGATGATTGTGGTGATGGAATCGCTGATGGAGGCGCAGCGCCACATCAACGAAGAGGGCTACATCACGCAGTACGCGGCGGGTGTGGGCACTACTGGTTGGGTCAAGCTCAGGAACGAGTGCATTGACAAAATCATCAAGATGCTTGGTGAGCTTGGCCTGGTGGCGCGTGGTCGTCCGAAGAAGGTAAACAAAGCAACTGCCATCGATGAACTGTTCGCCACTGCTTGAGCCTGCGTTTCAGTACGCAGCTTCGGTTACTCGGGGCGACATCTCGGCGTGTGAGGATGTCCGGCTTGCCTGTCAGCGGTTCTTGGACATGGCAGAGCGCAAGGACGCGCCTTACGAGTTTGTCCCGGCCAAAGCTGAACACATCCTCAAGTTCGTCGGGTTCTGCCGCCATGTGAAGGGACCGGACGCAGGCAAGCCCATCGTCCTGCAACCTTTCCAAGTCCTGTTCTTGGCGGGCGTTTACGGGTTCAGGGATAAGGCCGACCACTCTAAGCGGTGGGTCACCGATGTCATCCTGTTCGTGCCTCGCAAGTCAGGCAAGACCACCCTAGCGTCTATCGTGGCTCTGTACGAACTGATGTTCGGGGACGCAGGCGCGGAAGTCTTTACCCTTGCCACAAGCCGGGAGCAGGCAAGCATCTGCTTTGATTCCTCTAAAGCCATTGTGGAGTCAATGGACGAAAGGCTTGCCGCCAAGTTCCTGACCTACCGATCTGAGATCAAAAAGCAGGGCGACTCGACTTCTACCTACCGGGCACTGAGCCGGGAGAACCGAAAGACGGGCGACGGCAAGAACCCCTCATGTGCGCTCATAGACGAGGCTGCACAGATCACAGAACGATCCTCCATCGAAGTCCTGCACTCGGGCATGGGTGCGCGGAAGAACCCGCTGCGGCTCTACATGACCACGGCCTCATTCACCCGCGAGACTAAGTTCTTTGAAGACCTGACCTACTTCCGCAGCCTACTTCGGGGCGATGCCGCCGACTCGGGCAAGTGGTTTGGGCTTTGTTACTCAATCGATCAGGGCGACAACTGGCGCGATCAGGCCACATGGGGCAAGGCCAACCCTATGCTCGGCATCTCGGTCACGACTGAGCATATTCAGCACATGGCAGACGAGGCTGCGGCCAAACCGGCAAGCCTTAACGAGTTCCTGTGCAAGCAACTCAACGTCTATGTCTCGGCCAATGCCGCATGGGTGGATCGCAAACATTGGGATGAGTCCATTGCCCCGATGCCCGAGGGTAAACCCGAGTCCACCTTTATCGCCTTCGACTTGGCGCACTCCCGCGACCTGAATGCGGTCTGCACCCTGCACCGCTATGGCGAAGAAGACTTCTACGCAGAGTTTCAGTTCTTCTTGCCCGAAGACTCACTCGACTTTGTGCCCAACCACTACCTGAGCATCTTTGAGCAGGCGCGGCAGTCAGGCATCCTCAAGCTAACCCAAGGCAACGTGACCGACCTGAATGAAGTGGAGGCTTACATTACCTCCCAAGCTCAGAAGTACGAGGTCAAGGAAATCGCCTTCGACCCTTACAACGCCGCCGCGCTTGTGGCCAACCTCTACGGCAACGGCTTGCCGGTGAAGAAGGTGGGGCAGGGCATGGCAGTCTTGTCCAACCCGTCAAAGACCACCGAGCAACTGATTCTGAAGAAGGGGATCAAGCATTCGGGTAATCCCTTTGTCGGTTGGCAGCTAGGAAACTGCGAATGCTTCGTGGACATCAACGCCAACGTCAAGGTTAGGAAGAATGCCGCTGATCCTTCGGCAAAGATTGACGGCATCATCGCCATGATCATGGCCGTGCATTGCCACTTGGACAATGTTTACACCTCGGAATCGTTTGGTTTCCGCACGCTTGAGTGGTAAAGTAGGCGGGAAACGGGGGCCAAACATGGGAATTTCATACCTTTACAAGTGGGTTCATAAGCCCAGTTTGTCTTGGTATGTGGGTTCTCGCACGGCCAAAAACTGCCATCCCGATGATGGTTACATTTGCTCAAGCAAGACAGTAAAGCCCTTGATTGAGGCCAACCGACAAGATTGGCAGCGAACGATCATTGCCACGGGCGATGTTGACTACATTCGGTTGCTTGAAACAGAGACTTTGACTGTTCTTGACGCGAAAAGTGACCCGCGATCATTTAACAAGCACAATCAAAACGGCAAGTTTGTGTGCGAAGGTCATAGCCCCGAAACAAGGCAAAAGATCAAAAAATCGCACGCTTTTGCAGGCAAGACGCGCCCCGATCATTCGCTTATGATGACTGGGCGTAAGCGTAAGCCTGAAGATGTGCAAAAGTGGGCAACCAAGTTGCGCGGCGTTAAGAAGAAGCCTGAGCACATAGAGAATTTGAAATTGGCGAAGTCACAAGGAATGTATGTGACCCCTGCGGGCACCTTCTTTTCTAGCCGTGATGCCGCAGCAGCAAATGGCTGCACCAAGGGTTCGGTGCTGAACAAATGTTTTGGCTACTTCTCAAAGACAAGACAAAAGTTCTATCCACAGGTTGATGGTTGGGCGTTTGTTGCGGGGAAGACCAAATGAAAATTTTTGACATCTTCAAAAAGAAGGTTGCCGACAATTCGGCAAACACGTTGTTTGGGCAGACCGCGCTAGGTAACAACGTCGTCTATCAGGGCGACAACCGCAGGCCGACGGTCAATACGCAGATTCTGTACGTCACCACGAGTGCTGTTACAGACGCAGGGCGGGTGGTGGATATGTCCACCTTGTCCCGAAATGGCACCGTGATGGCTGCTGTTGGCGCAAAAGCCCGCGCCTTGAGTCAGTTGCCCATCAAGATCATGTGCGAGTTGGACGACGGCACCGTGGTCGATGCAGTCAGGGATTCCCGCGTATCCACTCGGAACAAGACCAAAGCCCAACAAGTATTGTCTCTGCTACAGAACCCTAACCAATTCCAAAGCCAATACGAGTTTTGGTATCAGTGGTTGATGTGGCATGACCTCTTGGGTGAAGCCTTCACGCTTTGGTGGCGCAAGGATCAGAAGAATCCTACGCAGACGCCAACCGAGATGTTCATTCTTGATTCGACGCTAGTTGCGGTCACACTCACCCCGACCCGCTACCCGTCGTATCGCCTGTCCACGCCTTCCTACGGGTTTTCCAAGGACGAGCCACTTGAGTATTACCAAGTCATGCACGTCAAAGAAATGCCGTGGCAAGGTTCGGCGGGCTTCAACAAGGGTCTGCTTGCGGTGGAGTTGATTGGGTTGGATCAAGACATCGACTTGTATGCCAACTACGTCATGCAGAACGGTGCAAAGCCTTCGGGAATGTTTACCACCGAAGCGGTCATTCCCGACGCCAAGTACAAGGAAATCGCGGCGCGGCTCAAAGAAGCATGGTCGAGCATGACCGGAAGCCGGACAACCGACCCGTCGAAGCCCGGTCAGGGGATGCTGCTTGATCAGGGGATGAAGTACGAAGCATTGAAGATGCTTTCCCTGCAAGACGCTGACGCTGCGGCTTTGAAGCTGCAAACCATGAAACGCATCTGCGGTTTGTTTGGCGTGCCCCCGGCGATGATTGGGATCGCAGACGGGAAGTACAACAACACTCAAACGATGTTGGACGAATTCTACAAATCCACGATGTACCCGATCATCGTGAACGTCCGTCAGAAGCTCAAGCAACATTTACTAGCGGGCTACCCCTCACTGTGCGTAGAATTTGACACGCAGCAATTCCTTATGGGCGCACCGCTAGACCAAATGAATTATGTGGTGGCGGGCGTAAATGCAGGCATACTTACGCCCAACGAGGCGCGGGAATACCTCG